TTACCAGATTCAGCAATGTGCTGACCCTTCTTTACCTTGTCTCCTGGCTTTACTAGAGCCTTTGAAAGGTGTGCATAGATTACCCAGCCACCTTCAACTTTTTGGACTAACTGTGTGCCATAGCTGGCTCCCCAGGTAGCATTTTCAATCTTACCGTCAGCAACGGCAACAATGTCAGTACCTACTTTACAAGCATAGTCTACTCCTGTATGATAACCTTTTGACCACATTTTTCCAAGCTTCTTGTAAGGTGTTGTTACCTTACCTCCAACAATTGGTGAACCCATTATAAATCATTCCTTTTTATATAAAATAAGGGAGTCCTTTGGAGGACTCCCCTACTCTATTATATCCTATATACTATTCTGCTTTTTTGTCTACTGAACTAAATGCTGAGTTGATTTCACTAGCACTTAACTTGCCATCATCGAGGAATGCTCTTGCGAGTTTTTCAACAACTGTAGCAACACCAAGCGTACCTGCCATAATAACAGCAGTTAGTGTATCAATTCCAACTAAGGAACCTGCACCAATAATTGATAGACCAGATGCTGCAAATACTGCAACAATTCTGAAGAATATATTCCATACATTTGTTACTGCCTTGGAACCAATTACTTCTTCTCCAGTCTCTTTATCAACTACTGTTATATCTACATTACTTTTTGCCATTTTCTTCTTCCTCCTTTTCTTCTCTAAATTTCATTGAAAACAACCATACAACTACGCATAGCATAATTGCCCAACCAACTACTGTTTTAGCAGACCCGTCTAGGACTGCCCATGCTACGAACATGCCAAGAAGGGTAAATGTTTGGTTTAATGTTTCACGAAACTTATCTTTCAACCATTTCTTCATTATCTTATCCTCCCTGTTATTAAATTAGTTGATGCTATTACCTGTCCAACAATAATGGACGCAACAACCACTGTTTGTGATTCTTCACGTTGTTCTGGTGTCATGTCTGCACCAATGTTAGCTACAGCAGTAAGAGCCTTACCAGGATCTGTAAATACTGCACTTAAAATTTCTGATGGATTTTCAAATATTTCTAAAGCGTCTGCCACTTCTGCAAAAAGTATTACGCCATTTTCTAACATAACTGGTTGATCATCTGGCAAGTCTTCATAATCAAGTCCAAGTTCGTCAATTAATTCAGTTGAAATAGCATTACCATCTGCTTGTTCTAAGATAACATCTACAAGCAATTCTTTTTCATCTTCCGTCAAAATACCATCTTCAGTCAAAGATTCTGAAAGACCAGATACTTCATCTTCAGAGATAAATCCATCATTCAAAAAGTTATCAATTAACTGTTCTGTCTCAGCATCTGAAATACTGCCACTCTCAGTAAAGTCTTCAACAAGTGTATTTATTTCTTCATCTGTTGTTTCTGTGATATTATTATCAGATGGAAGATCAGTGGATGAAAGATCTGGATCAGGAGATGGACTCTCGTCTGGAATTGGAGTTAATGATTCTGGAAATGAAATCTCTGGCTCAGGAGTTGGGTCTTGAGTTGGCTCAGGTTCTACTGGGGGCAACGGAGATTCTGAGGGAATTAAAGAAGGAGTTGGACTAGGTGAAGAAGTTTCTGAAGGTTGCACAACAGGTTCTGACGGCTGTGGGCTTGGCTCTGATGGCTGGGGTGACGGTTCTATTGTTGGCTCTGGTGATACTGACGGCTGTGGTTCAGGGCTGGCAGTAGGACTTGGCTCAGGGGTAGGGGTAGGACTTGGCTCAACAGGACATGTGGCAGGAGCATAAACTGTACTGCCATCCCAACATTGAGTAGGAATTGCAGGAGGCTCTGTAAAGCTTGTAGGGGCTGGAGCAGGTTCAACTTCAACTGGAACTCCACCATTTACATCAAAGGCTGCCTCGATTGGTAATGGTGTTCCGTTCTGTTCCCATACAATTCCACGCCTAATGTCTGGGGGAATCCATCCAAGAGTTGTAATCTCACCATGCCATCCACCATTAGGAAATACATTTACAACTAATCTAATTTGTGTTAGAGGACCGCTTGATTGTGGGAATGGACGAACTGACCACTCAATACAAAATGAGTTTTCGTTATATCCATATGAAGTATAAGCACCTGGACCAAATGAAACCCAGTCCCTACCTGCAAGAGTTACAGATGGGGTTGATGGATAGCTCCAAAAATTACCATCTGGCTGCCCAAATGACATAAGACCATTTGTGCTGTAATATATTTGATTGTAGTTAGTGTTACCTAACTGAAGACTAAATGGAAGGGTCATCGGAAAAGACCCATCATCATCTCCAGTAACTGTAGACATGTTACAAACAAGTGGAGTATTTGCCTGTGTTGCTGGAGATATTAAAAACATTGTTCCAAATAAAAACATTGGAATTAATAGTAGGTAGGAAAAGAATTTTTTCAATTTATTGCATAGACTCCTCGTTAGACGTATCTAACAAATCTATTATATCATTACTAATAAACTAATTAATGGTTGTTTCGGGAATAAAGTCAGAGAAATCCTCTGGGTATTCTCCATTTGGAGTCCACATTTTAAATTGTCTAATGTCAGAGTTATATGTTTTACTTCCGCCAGTAATTCTAATTTGAACTACAACGGGATGCTTTGTTACAATATTCCAACAATTAGAAGCTACAAATTCACTTCCTGGTTTTTCAGTAAAGAAATATGTATTAGTTGCACTTGGATCATTTGGACCTGGAACTATTCTAGTTATTCTTAGTTTAATGTAAGATGGCTTTTTCTTTCCTTTTGTATCTATACCTGCTTGATAACAAAATAAAGACCTTTTTCCATTACCTTGAATGGCTGTCTTTCCACCATTAAATTTAAGAGTTGTCCACTTTCCCTTTTTAATTACTTGAATTTCTGTTGACTTATATCTAATAGAATCTGATGCATTTGCTGGTGCTGTTTGAGCAAAAAATAAAAATACTGACAAAATTGAGGCTATAAACTTTTTGTGCATCTAACTAGTTTATCACAAATAATGTTAGACAGTTTTACGACTTGTCTAGGTCGTTTCCCATCCTAAGGAAATTTATTAATTTCTAGGAGGAATGTTTCTATTTTCAACGGCAAGTAGCTGACCTTTGTGCTCTGCTTTTATGTCTTTTCTTACCCAAGTCATTCCATATGTGTGATCAAGATTCTCTAACCCAACTCTTACTTTTAATCTTTCAGCCATTGACTGGAATGTTGGATCATCACTTAAATTAAGATATGAGTTATGATACCAAGGTAGATCATAAAATGCTGGGGAGTTTACTAAAAGCATTCCTGCAGTATTCCAGTGCTCTTCAATTCTTGGATTATCAGAAACAGCTTTTCCTCTTAGTCCATAAGCTGGGACATCTGCACTAACAATAGGATGATCTACTTCAAACAATTTTTCAATAAGTTCTGCAGTTAAAACTATATCTGAATCAACATACAATATTGCATCATAGTTTACAACTCCAATATTTTCTTCTGTACAATCTTCTCCCCAGTGATGCCCAGAAGTTTTACGGAGCCTTTGTGCAAACTCTCTAATAAGATTTCTACCAGTTTCAATTCTAATCCATCTGTTAGAAGAAGTTACAGTGCTTTCCATATCATTTACTGTATATGTCCAGAAATCTCCGTTAATTTCTTTTAATGCATTTAAAACTCTTTCAAAAGGCTCTAAACCTCTACCGTCAAGCTCTAGTGCAGTGAAGAATTTTGCATTCGGGAATTTTTCAATTATTTGTTTTGAGTTTTCTAGCCAAGACATCTCTTCACCCATGTCTGCTTTCCATCCCACAAGCGGTGTACCAATAACAAAGTGTTTGTTATAATCTATCTCTTTAAACATTGTGACTACTCCTTATGTATTCAATTATATCTGAGCAATAGCCATAATAGTCTAAATCTTTCATTTCTTCTACAGTTCTAAATAGTTCTGGGAGAACTGCAATTGTTTGTGAGTTTGCCTTTGCAACTCCTGGGAATGCCCAAACATAACCCTTGCTAGTTAAAGTATAATCATCTGCCTTATGAAAAAAACAGTTTAAGTTTTCATCAAGGGCATATTTTAAAGACTCTTTATCTTTGCAATGAACCCACAAACTTTCTCTACATTCATCAATAAAGTTATCGTCTATTAAATATTGAGGCTTTTCGTGACCTAAAAATATCTGTCCGTCTTTATGACGAAGATCAACCTCTACATCAAAACCTTTGTCTATAGCTTGATAAATATATACTGGACTGTTTTCAAGATCATGATGCTTTCCAGTTAAGTTACCACGATGGGATATATAAATCATTTTTCAACCTGAACCCAAATCCAATTTCTATGATTGTCTCCTGGACCAGTTGGTCTAATGTCAGACTTATAGTTTTTAAATCCAATTTTATTAACTAAATCATCAATCAGCTCATCTTCATCAGTAACACTAACATCTGAATGACCATTTGTGCTTGCAGCATCATAAAGATTATCATAATATCCAGCCGTTGGTATACCTTCTTTTCCACCAAATCCCATTTGGAAACACAGCTTTCCACCATCTTTAAGAACACGGTAAGCTTCTTTAAGAATATTAAATCTAACATCGTGAACACAAATATGCTGGAAACAAATTACTGCAAACATTACATCATAAACATCATCTTCAATCATTGATAGATTATCTCCAGATGTTACATACAAGTTTGGAATTTCTATATTATTATGCTGTAAATTAACTCTAGCCTTTTCTAGGTTAACATCTGAAATGTCTACTCCATCAATTCTTTCAAACTTGCTATTAAATTTTACAATGTTTCTTCCTGGACCACATCCATAATCTAGTGCTACTAAGCCAGAGGTGTCAAAATCTTTAAAAAGAAACTCATCATAATCTTTCCAATTATTGTGAGCATCATATGATCCAACTACTGGATCTCTAAAATCCAAAGACCACTTAGCAGCATATTCATCATAGTAATCATTTTGCATTTTTAAATAGTCTTTCTTACCTTTTTCCACTATATCTCCTTGTTATTTTCTAAAAAGTAATTTAAGTCTTCAGGGGTTCCAATTCCCCACATCTTATCAATAGTTTTCAATCTTACCTTTTTTCCATCTTCAATTGCTTCATTAAAAACAGGGCAAACATAAAATTCATTATTAGTTCTAATGTCTTTATCAATCATTTGATTTGCATACTTAACATAATCCGAACCATGCTTCCAGTAATATATTCCAACTGTTGCATTATCAGAAATTGGATTCTTTTCTGCTACCTCTGAAACAAAACCATCTTCGCCAACTTTTGCAAATGACCATTTTGGATGAGTTGCTTTAAATGAAAGTATTCCACCATCTATGTTGCTAGCACCAAACTCATACATTGCTTCATTTGAATCCCATTCAACATACTGATCTGAGTTAGCCATTAGTAATGGCTTGTCATTATCAATAAGGCTTTGTGCCAATAGGGTGGTACATGCAGCACCTTCAGTCATTCCATCAACAATAATTATGTCGCAGTCTGGGGCAATTAAATTAAGAAGCTGTTTTAAGTTATACTTTTCATAGTGATCTTTTTGAACTAAGAATATGTAATGTGCATCAATGTTTAAATTTTCAACAACTACCTGAATCATTGGCTTACCGTTAACCTCAATTAATGGTTTTGGAAATGTATAACCTGCTTGTGCAAATCTTGAACCAGCACCAGCCATTGGTATAAGAATATTCATTTCTTTATTGTTCCAAGGCACTTGTCCAGTTCTCTCTTTCTTTTCAAATTTTTCTATAAACTCTATGAATATTGTATCATTAAGATCGTAAGAATCTTTAACTGGGTACAGGTTTGCACCAGAACTTATAGCACCTTGCCTTCCAATGTGAGAGTCTTCTATAATTATTGTATCTTTTGGAAATGCATCTAATGCTACCATGCACTTCCAGTACATTTCTGGGTGTGGCTTTGGATGCCAGACATCCTCATTGCTAACAATGTAATCTACTAAATGAAGTAGCTGGATTCCGTGCAAAGACTTTATTATAGTTTCTCTAATACTATTAGATGCTACAGCAATTTTCCAACCTTCAGATTTTAGATATACCATAATGTTTATAGCGTTAGTATTTACTGGAAGGTTTTCAAGCATTAAAAAGGTTTCTTCTTGTTTATCTTTCCACACATTACTATGAGAATCTTGTGGCAAACCTTTTTCTTGAGTAAGCATAGAAAGTTTTTTCTTAGTATTTAAACCATCATACTTTGATAAATGCTCTTGATATGATATTTTATATTTTGGATCAACCTTTTCTAAGGCATTGTTAAGAGCTTTATAATGTAAATCTTTTGAATCAATTAACACACCATCTAAATCAAATATAACTAATTTATTACTCATCTTTGTGGACCTGCATGTCTATGCCACTTGTTATGTCTAACAATACTCTTTCCATTACATTTCATAACATACTTATTTCTTACCCTGTAAGACCATTCAACATCTTCTTCTTCATTCCAGCCAAGACTTTCATCAAGTGGTTCTTCAATCATAACGTGACGTTTTACAATAAAGAATCCGCCAGAGATGTACATATACTGTGTTTGTGTCCAGTCTTCATATCTTAAAGACCAAGCCCTTCCATGACCAGGCTTGTCCCACAAAGACCAGTCCATTGGGTTTCTTGCACCAGTAATTAAATACTGTGGACAAGAACAAATTTCCCAATCAGTTCCAAATTCAACAAAGTTTTTATACCAGTCTTTATCAAAGATATGGTAGTCGTGCATCAAAACTATATTTTCATACTTAGCTTCTTTTACAAGTATATTCTTTTTTCTTGTAATCCATCTTTCTTTAATTGATTCATCAAAGTTAATCTTTCTAACATCTTCTCCATCAATACCAGAACTTTCTCCACCACCAACAAATAGTATTTCATATTCTGGGATATTAAGATTACGAATACTGTCTATGATCTCTTGAAGTCTTTGCTTATCTTCATAAACAGTTATGATTCCAAATGTCCATTGAATGTCATTCATTTACAAAGCCTGTCGCTATGACAGTTACTAGGATACCATCCTCAAGATCTGGATCTAATACTGTTCCAAATATAATATCAGCATCTTCGTGTGCTTTATCTGATACAAGGGATGCAATCTTGTTAACCTCTTGCATTTTAATTTCTCCAGAAGATGCGATTGAAATTAAAACTCCAGTTGCACCATTAAGATTAACATTTAAAATTGGACTTGTGACTGCTTCATTACCTGCAACTTCAGCACGATTATCTCCAGAAGCATAACCAATTCCCATAAATGCAGATCCAGCATTTTTCATAACTCTTTTAATATCTGCAAAGTCAATATTAATTTGACCAGGGGTGGTTATTAAATCAGATATTCCTGCTACAGCTTTTAATAAAACATTGTCTACTTCTTTAAATGCATCTTGCATAGATATTTCTGGGTCAAGCATTGAGATAAGATTTTCATTTGGAATAACTATAAGGGTGTCTACTTCTTTACTAAAACTATTAATTCCTTCTAAGGCATTATTCATACGCTTCTTGCCCTCAAACCCAAATGGGGTAGTTACAACGCCTACAGCTAGGGCTCCAGCCTTTTTAGCACATCCTGCTACTATAGGTGCGGAACCAGTTCCAGTTCCACCACCCATTCCAGCCGTTACAAAAACAACATC